TTCTTAATGTTATACTGGAGAACCTTCGGGTTCTCCTTTATGTTTTTTGTGAACTTGAAATTTAAATAATATGACGCCTAACAATAAATTCTCTCTTTTTGGCTTTACTATCTCCCGTGATAAACTGGAGCAAGATAAAAAAGTCGAACAATCGTTTTCCCCTCCGGCGAATGACGATGGTGCACTCACGATTACTTCGGCAGCCTACTATGGTACATATGTTGACCTAGACGGTACTGCTAAAAATGAAGTAGAACTTATATCTAGATATCGTGAAATGTCAATGCAACCTGAGATTGAAGGTGCAATTGACGATATCGTTAATGAAGCCATCTGTGAAGACAAAGATGGCAACATTACACAAATTATTTTGGATGACTTGGATCAGCCAAAGAAAATCAAAGACGCAATCAAAGAAGAATTCAATACAGTCTTACGCTTGTTAAACTACAAGAACATGGCACATGATATCTTCCGTAGATACTATGTTGATGGTCGTTTATTCTACCACGTAATTATCGACAAAGAAAAACCAACCGAAGGTATCAAAGAATTAAGATACGTTGACCCACGTAAGCTACGTAAAATCCGTGAGATTAAGAAACGTAAAGACGAACGTACCGGTGTAGAGATTATGGATGTGGTCAATGAGTACTACATCTTTAACGACAAGGTAACTACTGGATCGTCTTCCAGTTTTGGTCCTGTTGGTATTCGTATCACGGTAGACTCTATTCTATCCGTTGTCTCAGGACTCATGGATTCACGCCGTGCTGTTGTGTTATCTTACTTACACAAAGCAATTAAACCTCTCAACCAGTTACGTATGATTGAAGATGCGACAGTTATCTATCGTATCTCAAGAGCACCAGAACGTAGAATCTTTTACATTGACGTTGGTAACTTGCCTAAACTAAAGGCTGAACAGTACCTACGTGATATCATGGTTAAGTATAAGAACAAGTTGGTTTATGACGCCAACACAGGTGAAGTCAGAGATGACCGTAAGTTCTTATCAATGATGGAAGACTTCTGGTTACCACGTAGAGAAGGTGGTAAAGGTACAGAGATTACTACATTACCTGGTGGCCAAAATTTAGGTGAACTCGAAGACGTTAAGTACTTTGAAAAGAAACTATATAAGTCCTTGTGTGTACCAGTTTCTCGTTTGAATCCAGAACAACAAGGTTTCTCTCTAGGTAAAGTCAATGAGATTACTAGAGATGAATTAAAATTTGCCAAGTTTGTAGATAGATTACGTAACAAGTTTGCTGAGATATTTGACCAAGCATTACGTGTACAATGCGTAATGAAAGGTATCTGTACAGACGATGAATGGAAACTATTCAAAGAAAACATTCAGTATAACTTTGTCAAAGACAATAACTTTGCCGAATTAAAAGATGCTGAGTTGGTTAGAGAAAGAGTTTCATTATTGTCAGAATTGGATGCTTATGTTGGTACGTACTTCTCACAAGCATGGGTACAGAGAAACGTCCTACATATGGACGATGATGAAATCAAGTTGATGCAGGAAGAAATTGAAGAAGAAAAGGCAGCAGGTCTAGGTTTACCGGTTGCAGTTACAAATCAGATTACTCAACAACAAATGATGAGTGATATTCCTCAACAACAAACTCATCCTGAAGATTTGGCAGCACAAGAATCTGAAACAGAAACAAAAGCCAAAACAAAGAATGAAGAAAAATCATTTGATAGACTTAAACGAATATTATAGGAGACCGAAATGTCAGATTACTCAACAAGAAATATAATTGATTACGCATACGATGATGATGGTAAAGCATTTCGTGATGCTCTATATGCCGAAATCCATGACCGTGTTGCAGACCAGTTTCAATCAAGAAAACAAGAACTAGCACAATCTTTCTTGGCACCAGAACATTCTTTTGGTTTACAAAAAGAACCAGCAGTTCAAGAAGAATCAGTTCAAATCCATGAAAAAGTTGGTGAATCACACCACGTTCATACAGAAGGTGGTCATCACATTGGTACAGTTCACCATATAATGCACGATTACGGAGAAGGTTACCAAGCAGTTCATCACCCAATGGGACCAGAACATGGCATTAATGATATGCAACATTGCAGTACTAAAGAAGAAGCTATTGGTTGTATTCACCGTATGCACCACTATCATGTTGGAAATATTGAAGCTGATGCTGAAAACGCCAAGCACCGCCATGAAATGGCAATGAGAAAGTTAAAAGCTCTTAAGAAATAAATGAAATCATTCGGTGATTTTAAGGTCAAAAGAACAGAACCTCCTGTAGAAGTACAGGAGGAATCTCTATTGGAAGCCGTAGATTATGAAGATACAAGAGGTGTCCTAGTTGAGGCATCTGAATCGGATCCGCCAGCAGTATTAGTGTTACGCAGAAAATCTATCAGAAGATTATCAAATAAACAAAAAGTGGCATTATACTATGTGGATAAGATTAATAAATATGTAACAATACCATATGAAGGTAACATATTATCCGCTTCTATTAATGAAGATTTTGAAGAATTAAACAGTTATGATATTATTTCAGAACTAAAAGACATTGTTGAAAATAATTGTAAGAAATCAATAATGTTAGAAGATGGTAACTGGAAGAACGTGAGTGTACATACGGCAATGTCTATATTAGAAGTTTACGATAACCATTTGACCAAAGAAAACAAAAAGCTTTTTGCTGAAATGGCCATCAAGAGTGTTGCTGATTTCAACAGAGTGGTCGATTTTGTAATTAAAAACATAAAGTAAGAAAATGGCAAATAAATATACAACTCAAATATTGAGAGATACCCAAACAGATTCGGTTATAAAATTAACCGGTGTGTTTGATGGTACTTCAAATGAACTCAATGTGGCTCGTATACAAGCTAATACATTGAACAATGCTTTGGCGACCAATACCTATCTGTTGGCAAATACAACAAGTCAATTCGCTAATACACCACTATCATACTACGACTTACAAATTACTGGTGTAAAATACTATGTCAACTTTCCAACAAACACAGTTGGTGGCGTAGAAATTTTCTGGTCAGGTAACAATACAGGCACAAGCGCATCATCATACGCCAACTCAGCAACTATTTTCCACCTAAACGGTGATGGTGAGTTTGGATTAGGTGAACAACTACCATCTATTACTAATAATTCTGGTGACGGTGTACGTGCCAATACGATTGGTAACGGAGACATTGGTATCACAACGGCTGGTGTTGTTGCAAATGCTTCTTATACAATTATCATATCGCTACGTAAGAACAATGCAATGTACCAACGTGGTCAGTTCAACGATCCAGCAGCGTTCAACTACAGACCATCAGGTTATGGAGTTACACCATAATGGCAAACAATTATACATACGAAATCTTAAAAGATACCACACAAAAGACGGTTATCAAACTAACCGCCAACTTCGATGGTACAGGACAAGAAAACAATGTGGCACGTATTCAAGCTAACACATTGTATGGTGCATTAGGTACAGATGGATTACCTTTAGGTTATCCTGGTGCAAGTAATGTTGCATTACCTTTCTACGGTTTAACNGTATCTAGAGTCGGTTATAACATTGCTTCACAGCAAAAAGGTTATGTNGAGTTATATTGGACAACAGCCAACACAGCAGGCGGTACACCAATTATGAATATGGATCTATGTGGTCAATATTCAGAAGACCAAGGTATGGTATCAATTAGAAACAATGCAGTAAATCCAACAGGTGATATTGGAGTTCAAACTTTTGGTCTTACAGCCAACTGTGCATATACATTATTTGTAGAATTACGCAAAGACAACCAATACTATCAACGTGGTCAATTCAATGACCCAGCCGCATTTAACTATAAACCATATGGGGTAACTCCATGAAACTAATTAAAGAAGTAGTAGAAACAGTTCAATATCTTACCGAAGAAAAAGACGGTAAGAAGACTTTATTCATTGAAGGACCGTTTCTAGTATCAGAAAGAAAAAATAAAAATGGTCGTTTGTATGAATACGACACCATGAAAAAAGAAGTTGCAAGATATTCAGAAGAATATATCAACAAGAACCGTGCGTTTGGTGAATTGGGACATCCAGATACTCCTTCTATTAATCTAGACCGTGTATCACACATGATTGTAGGATTAAAAGAAGACGGTAATCAATGGGTTGGTAAAGCAAAAATTCTCGAAACACCTATGGGTAACATCGCTAGAAATCTAATTGAAGGCGGTGGACAACTTGGTGTATCATCAAGAGGTATGGGATCATTGAAGAATGTTAATGGAGTTAACATTGTTCAGGACGACTTTTATCTAGCCACAGCGGCAGATATTGTAGCAGACCCTTCTGCACCTGGTGCTTTTGTACAAGGTATTATGGAAGGCAAAGAGTGGATGTTAGTTAATGGAGTATGGACCGAGGAAGACCAAGAGAAATCTATACGTCAAATTCGCCGTGCCTCATCTAAAGAAATTGAGGCAGTTAGCCTAAGTATCTTTGAAAACTTCATCAGAAAACTTTAAAATAATAAATATCTAAACATAGAATCAAGGAGATTTTCAAAATGGGAAAATTAACAGACGCCGCTAAGCAATTACTAGAAGGCTCAAAAGAAACTTTCGATGCAAACATTGCATCTAAGCGTGGTAGCCGTGGTAGCGATAAGCATCCAGATGGCGAAGTAGGCATGAACAAATTGGCTGCTTCAAAAGCATACGGTTCACATGATGCTGGTATCATTGGTCACAGCGTAGAAAAAGAAACAGATGAACTACCAGATTACTTAAAAGGTACTCCATCTGCAAATCCTCCAGGTGCTACACCACCAGTTGGTTCAGAGAAAGACGGTGTTGGTTATTCTAAGCCAAAGAATCAACCACAAGAAACAATGGGTCGTAAAGATGTTATGCACCCAACACAATTGAACGGTAACCAATACGAAAAGATTCGTGACCGTCAAGCAGAAACTTTACCAAAGAACACATTTGGTACAAACAAAGGCGCTACATTCCAACACTATGATGGTACTCATACTGCTGGTTCACAATCTATTGGCCACAACGAATCATTTGATTTCTCTGATGATGTTAACGCTTTACTAGAAGGCGAAAACCTATCAGAAGAATTCAAAATCAAAGCTACTACAATTTTTGAAGCTGCCGTTTCTTCACGTATCGAAGCAATTGCAGAACAAGTTGAAGACCAGTTGACAGAACAATTCGAAGAAGCTATCGAACAAGTTAAGAACGAATTGGCAGAAAAAGTAGATGCATACTTGAACTACATGGTAGAACAATGGATCGAAGAAAACCAATTGGCAGTAGACAACGGTTTGAAGTCTGAAATCGTAGAAGACTTTATGACTGACCTACACAAATTATTCAAAGAACACTATATCAACATTCCTGACGAACAAGTAAACGTTGTGGAAGAATTGATGTCTAAAGTTGAATCTTTGGAATCCGAATTAAATGAATCTATCAATGATTCAGTTGCTTTAAAACAAGCATTAAACGAACACCAAAAAATTGAGGCTATCTACGCAGCGTGTGAAGGCCTAACTCAGACTCAAGTAGAAAAATTAAAAGCACTTGCAGAAGGTGTGGAATTTACTACTGAAGAAGAATTTGTTGGTAAACTAGACTTACTAAAGGAATCTTATTTCCAAGTAGACGTTAAAGTTGCTGACTATTCAACTCTGAACGAAGGTGTTGAGATTGAAGATGAAAAGAAATCCGTTTCATTTGACCCTTCAATTGCACAATACGCAAAGACCATTTCACAGACTTTGGTAAAATAATAAATAAACTTACCGATTTAAATTTAAGGAGTTAATCACTATGTACATGACTGAAGAATTACAACAAAAATGGGCACCAGTTCTAGAACACCCAGAACTAGAAGCCATTAAAGATCCATATAAGAAGGCAGTTACTGCTTTAGTATTGGAAAACCAACAACAAGCGATGAAACAAGACGCACGTATGTTGAACGAAACAGCATCTGATGCTGGTCCAACAAACGTTACTGGCGGTGTTCAGAACTTTGACCCAATCTTAATCAGCTTGGTTCGCCGTTCACTACCAAACTTGATTGCTTATGATGTTGCTGGTGTACAACCAATGACTGGTCCAACAGGTCTAATCTTTGCAATGCGTGCTCGTTACGCTGGTCAAGGTGCTCCTGGTTCTGGTAACGGTTACGCTGAAGCATTCTATAACGAAGCTAATACAATGTTCTCTGGTGTTGGTTCATCTGCAAACCCATACGGTTTCACAGGTACAAACGCTACTGATACATCAACAAACTTCCAAAACCAAGTTTCTGCTAACACAACATCTGGTATCGCAATGCCAACAAGCATCGCTGAATACTTGGGTTCTGATGGTAATACAGCGTTTGCTCAAATGGCATTCACAATTGAGAAAGTTACTGTAACTGCTCAATCACGTGCTTTGAAGGCTGAGTACTCACTAGAATTAGCACAAGACTTGAAAGCAATCCATGGTTTGGATGCTGAAACAGAATTGTCAAACATTCTATCTACAGAAATTTTGGCTGAGATTAACCGTGAAGTTATCCGTACTATTTACAACAACGCTAAGTTGGGTGCTCAGTATGGTGTTACAACTCCAGGTTTCTTCGACTTAGATACAGACTCAAACGGTCGTTGGTCAGTTGAACGTTTCAAAGGTTTGATTTTCCAAATCGAACGTGATGCTAACGTAATTGCAAAACAGACTCGTAGAGGTAAAGGTAACGTTCTTATCGTTTCTTCTGACGTAGCTTCAGCAATGGCAATGGCTGGTGTATTATCTTATACTCCTGCTCTACAAGCTGACCTACAAGTTGACGATACAGGCAATACATTTGCTGGTATGTTACACGGTCGTATCAAAGTGTACATTGACCCATATTTTGGTGGTTACACATCTAACCAAGAATTGGTTACTGTTGGTTATAAGGGTTCTTCTCCTTATGACGCTGGTCTATTCTACTGTCCTTACGTTCCTCTACAAATGGTTCGTGCAGTTGACCAGTTCACATTCCAACCAAAAATTGGATTCAAGACACGTTACGGCATGGTAGCGAACCCATTTGCTGAAGGTACAACTTTCGGTAATGGTCGTCTAGACTCACAATCAAACGTTTACTACCGTATTTTCGGTGTTAAAAACTTGATGTAATCCCACTCGGTATGGGAGTCACCGTTAAGAGTGACATTTAAAAGGGACCTTCGGGTCCCTTTTTTTTAGCTCCTAAATAGTAATATGACAGCACTAAACAGAAACCCTCAGAATACAAACTTTCTCCAACCCACAAAGTTCTTGTTAACTTTTGATAGAGTTGGCGCAATGCAATACTTTTGCCAGATGGTTAATCTACCTGGTATTGCTTTGGACGATATAGACAGACCTACACCATTCGTTAATCTATATTCTCCTGGTACTAAGTTAACCTATAATCCATTAAACATTACATTTATTGTGGATGAGGACTTGGTAACATGGCAAAACCTACAAAAATGGATGAATGAGATTGCCAATCCAGAAGGTTTTGAAGGTCGTAACAAGAATCCTAGTGACAATGTTTCTGATGCCACTTTGACAATACTTACCAATTTAAACAATTCTAACCTAAGAATATATTACCACAACGTATTTCCAACCAGTATTTCAGACATAGACTTTGATACCAAACTGTCGGCAGATGATATCATCACAGCTTCGGCAACATTCAGATACGACTACTACGAAATATTGACGGCATAAGTAATATATGATATAATGTTTTTATTTGAGGATAGATTATGGAAACACTTGAACAGATACTTAAATAT